TTCTCTGGGTCAAGATCAGTCACTTTAGCCAGGCTAACGTGATTTTGTTGGGCGATCTTGTATATCTGGCCGATCGCCTTCTCACCGGCATACCCCTCGTGCAGCACCGGGAAATACTCAGTCACCGGTTGGTCAGACAGTGCGCCGTAATATGTCGTTGAGATCATAAGTTTGCCGCTGTTGTGCCCAATGTGCCGCCGCCAAGTCCAGCCAGTAACGGCCATCTCCTTGCCCTGCTCGCCCATGATGTCAATGTCGCGCAGTTGCAATTTCTTTTGCGCAGGCGCCGGAAACTGAAACCCGCAAGAAGGGCATTCGCGCACTGACAGGTGGCAAATCTCGTTGCACTCTGGGCAAGGTTTGCTTGGGGCTTCTCCGGTGCCTTCACCAGGCTTCTTAGGCGGCTGCACTGCAGTGATCGGCCCATGCGCCTCAACTACGCCTGCAAAGTCCAGCACCATGCAATGATCGGTATGCTCCTTAGGGCGCATTCCTCGACCCGCCATTTGTACGTACAAGCCTGGTGACATGGTTGGGCGCAGCATCGCAATTAAATCAATGTTGGGATAGTCAAACCCAGTGGTCAGGACGTTGGCATTTGTTAGCGCCTTAATCTTGCCTGCCTTGTAGTCGGCAATGATCTGCTCGCGCTCCTGCTTAGGTGTCTCCCCAAGGATACATTCGGCGGCAATACCCTCGTCGCGCAATACGTCACGGATGGCGATAGCATGGTCAACCCCGGCGCAGAAAAATAACCACGCCTTGCGATCCTCGGCCCATGCTATGACCTCGCGCACCACGCGCAGGTTTTGGCTTTTGCTGTTAACCGCTTTCTGCAACTGGCTTTCGATGTATTCCCCGCCGCTCTTGCCGACGCCTTTAACGTCTAGTTTGAACTGGGTTACTTTTGAGCGCAGCGGGGCAAGGTGCTTTTTGAACACCAGTTCCTCAATGGTCACCGGCTCGATCAGCGCGGAAAAAAGGGCTGGCTCCTCAATGATCAGCCCATGTCCTAGGCGGTAAGGCGTCGCGGTTAGCCCTATAACGCGCAAGTATGGGTTGATCTTTTTAAGATCGCTTAGGAGCCAGCGGTAGCCTCCCTCTTGCTTATGCGATACGGTATGGCACTCGTCAATCAAGACGATATCAATGTAGCCAATCTGGTCGGCCAAATAACGCACCGATTGGATGCTGGCAAACGTGATTTGATCCATTTTTTTGACGCCCATGCCAGCGCTGTAGATGCCCAGCGGGGCGTCCGGCCAGTGCTGGCGCATCTTTTCGGCATTTTGCTCGATCAACTCTTTAACGTGCGTGAGCATCAAGATGCGTGTCTCAGGCCAGGTAGTCACGGCCTGCTTGCAGATCGCGGCAATGATGTGACTCTTGCCTGAGCCAGTGGGCAGTACCAGACATGGGTTGCCAGACTCGTACGCCTCAAACCAGCGGTATAGATCGTCGATGGCTCGAGTTTGATAATCTCGCAATTTCATCCAACAATACTCCCATCAAACTTTTCCCTAATCTTCATCGCATCCTTGCTGGGATCAGCGCAAAACTCAGGGTTGGCAAGAATCTCTTTAGACCCAAAGGTAAACTCATCAGGGTGCCCGTTGCGAACCTGATGCCCGTTTATGATGTAGATTGTTTTCCATTCATCGCCACAATCCTCGCGTTGCCACGGCACCATGTCAGGGTGCAGCACATGAGAAGCGCACCCTTCACGTTGCCATTGCACCGGGATTTCGCTGCCGCCGTGACGCTCGCAAACCCAAGTTGAATCTTCAGTGGCCGTACTGTGAGCGCAGGTGCGGCAGTTAACGTGCTCTGTGGTCTGAGTTTTGTGGCAGAACGTATGAGCGGGGCAGAACTTGCACTGATACCAAGTTGAATCAGTGCTTAGGGGCGGCGGCATCCTGTCTGACAATGCAATCCGCTTACCTCGATTGATTGCATTGGTAGCCACGCCTTCATCGTACTCAACCCGCTCGGTGTAGATACGGTCATCGTCCTTGCAGACGGCCACATACAATGCCCGGTCAATCTTGGTGCCGTGCATATAGACCTGCATCTGCACAAAATGCTCAAACTTGGCCTGCTCTACGCCTTTCTTCTCAAGTTCGTCAAATGACTTCTTGGAATGCGTCTTGAACTCGGCAACGTGCTTCTTGGTTGGCGCCTCTGGAACGCCGCTATCAATGATTGCGTCAAGCGAGCCACCAACGTGCGATCCAAACTCCACGCGCATTTGGTTTTGTAGATCGCGCACGTTCAACCCAATTGCCTTTAGATCGGCAATGATGGTCGCTTCCTCGTTTTGGCCGCGCCGAAACAAACGCAAGATGCGGCCAGGAAACTGCTGCTGCACCGCCCAGCGAAACGACAGCCAAAGCCAACGGTCGCAAGGATGGCCCAGCATGGAAGCGCCCAAATGTTCACGGGTTAGCGAGACCCGTGATTCGTGCGCTTTGTCAATCATGGTGGCAATGCTATGATTCGGACTTGGAATCTTCATGTTGCTCCTCTCCTGATTTAAGTCCCGCTGCCTCCAGCGGGATTTTTTTTGCCTGTAGTTATCTTATTTTTTCGCTAACCAAGGCGGCGCAGTCTTAGCATTTGACGCCGGTGGCTTCACGGCAGGAGGCGGGGCCATGCCCGCGGCGAGCGCTTTCCAGGCTTTGACCTCATTTGACGGCCCGTACTGTTCAGACTCGCGGATATCAATTTTGATCTGCATCGTTGTGCCGAGCAGTTGATCGGTATCCGTCACGGCAGACAAACCCACTGAGCGCATGATGTCGCCCAGTTGCTGGCGGCCAATCTTCTCGGCAGCGGGGTTGGCGTTCTTGACGTTTAAGTTGCCAAACACCACGCGACCTTGGCTAGTTGGCCCTTGGATGTCATAGCGAATCTTGATGTACTCGCCCGTTCCGCTCTTGGTTTGCTTGACCTCGGCGTCAGTGATCTGGGCAACGTACCAACCCGCCGGAACTACATCGTAGGTACGGTTGGAGGTGGGCAGGGATGCAAGGGTAAAGGCTTCATTAAGCAGCATGGATATCTCTCAGTGAAATGGTGAAGCTAGGCCGACCGGCTTCGCTGGTGATTGCGTCAAGCAGTGGTCTGGTTATCTCTTGATCTGACTCCTTCCAGATTTTCATGTTTATTTCCGGCTTCCACCGGAAAAGCGTTGACAGGTGTTCGCTCAACCCAGCCTCACTAGCAAGCTCGACCAGCTTGTCAGCGTTGACCTTGCGGTTGATGCGCCCTTCGATCTTGATGCTGTAGGCGCTGTTGACCGGCACTACGTTCTCGGTGCCTTCAAAGTGCTTGGGGAAGTTAACTGCTTTGCAGATCGTGTCCTCAAGTTTGCGACGGTTCTCTGCCGCAATCTTTTCGGTCTCCTTGTACATGAGCCAGCGCTTGGCAAGCTCGTCAAGATCGTCGCGGATGAGTGCGCTCATTCTTTATCCTTTTCGCGTTGGCCCATTTCAAATTGAAATCTCCACTCCTCTTCATAATCAATTTTGCTCGTTAACATTTGTTCGGCGTAGTGATATGCCATATGAGTAATCCACTCTGCATCAGTGCCTTCTTTATCTGGACGTTTTTCGTTTCGCATAATCATTCCAAGCATCGCTGCCGCCGCAAACAAGTCGGTTACTTTCATCTCAACCCCCAATCTTCTTGATGATCACACCCAAATCCGCATCCTCCCAGACCTGCAACTTGCCGGAACGATCCTTGGCAAGCCAAAGGCCATCGGAGTCGCACATTAGGGCGCGGCGAGCGTTGCCTTCGGAGTCTTTCTCGACCCTTAAAGCGAGCACTTCATCAAAAAAGTAAGGCAGGCTTTGACCCGTCTTGTTGCCAGGCATTGACGGGGAGTACAGAACCCGGCCCATCTCGTCCTGCGTTTTCTCCAGCTTGGCGCTCATGTAAACGTGCTTGCCCGGCAGATCGCGGAAGCCACGGATGATGTCGGCCATCTGCTCCTGCATCGCGCCGTAGGCTTGGCGCGGGTCTTTTGTCGTTTTTTTCTCGGTATTGAGCACAACTTCGGCGATCTCCGAAATCGAATCCAACGCCACCGATTCAAAAGCCTGCGCCTCGGCAGACTTGGTGAGCCACTGATATGCCTCACGCAAATCGTCCATGCTGGCGATCTCAATAAACGGCAAGTTGGTGTCAGCAATACTGAGCAAACCACCCTCCGCAGAAAGAATTACCGGGTTGGGAAGGGTAGGGATAAGGCTAGTCTTTCCAGCCCCTGCCTGCCCGTACACCAACAACTTGACCGTGAGCGCACCCGCCTCGCCGGTGTGTCTTAATTTAATTGCCATCTCTGCTCTCCTAAAGAAAAAAGTACAGCACGGCAGCGTAGGCCGCGCCAAAAATAACCACGATCAGATGCTCAACCCACGCGGCGTCGCGCATCTCCTTGCGGAACCGATCCATGCCCTCTGTCGTATGCTTCATGCGAACATCTCCCTTGCGAAGTTATCTTCCGCAAAATAATCCTCAATATCGCGGTATGCCTGGCCCACCGTGTCGGTGTACCAGCAGCAGCGCTCATGCACTAGCACCGAGTGATCCTCGAAAAAGTAATACTCTTTGCGACCGCAGCGGTACTGCTCCGTGGCGCGGTTCTCGGCGAGTGACTCAACCCATTCGGGGTGGTATTCGCCGACGCGCTCAAGGCGTTTGGCTAAATTCATCATGGCACTCCTACAAAGCGAGTGACCGCAACGATCTGGCCGCGCTCATTACGAATGGCAGTTTCACCCGTGTCCGGTGCGACAACATCACCGCGATTGGCTCGGCGTCCCATCGCGTCAAGCACCATACTTGAGACAATGTAAATAGGGCCACCAGGGAACCCTGCTTCAGGCAAGTTGACAACTTTTTTGAATTTGCGAGCAATGACTGGAACGCCGCCTTGCTGCATGAATTCACGTTCTGTGAATTCAACCCGAGCCACAGTCCCGCTCGGTGGTATTTCCCCAATCCCGACCACGTTGATTGCGTGGGGTGTTAAATTAACGAATCTCATTTTTCCTCCCCTACCAACAAAACCCGAGCGTCATAAAGAGCGCGGCGAGGTTTGTTGGCAACCACCTTGCGGTGGCCGTTTACTTGTCCACCAAATGTCAGCGTGTCAACGCTCACAAAACTTTCCCCTTCGGTGATTGACAACTTGCCGTTGTCAAAAACCTTGACGCCGCCTGCCGATATGGCAGGCAACTTGTTGCCGCAAAAGGAGACCTTGTCGGCCTCCTTCATCAGGCCAATCCAATCGCCTGCGTCGTAGCAGGCTTGCAGTTCTTGGTTGACGAATCTCATGCTTCACCATCCCAGCTTTCTTCTTTGTGAACTGCAACGTCATCGCAAAACACCGGCACCTTGCTGCCAGAAAATGCTTTGATAAACAGCAATCTACCGTCGTTTGTCGCAACGGAAATTTCTAAGACGCTGAACGCCTCGCCCCTCGTGGTTTCTTCTTTCTTAAATTCAATGCGCCGCAGACGCACAGAATTTGTGTCGTGAATGTCTAACGTGATCATGTTTTGTTCCTCTCTGTGTTACCGCACCGTCCGGCCATCGGTTCGTGCAGTGTTTGCATCTTAACCCGTTTCGTTTTAGGATGTCAACAGGTTATTTCACTCAGGGGCGAAAAAAGTGACAACAGACGAAGCAATCAAGCATTTCGGGGGCCTAAAGAAGCTCGCCGATGCCCTGGGCATCTGGCCGCAGGTGATTTACAAGTGGGGAGAGAGGCCGCCGATCGCCCGTCAGTACGAACTACAAGTTAAGACGGAAGGAGCGCTGCGTGCAGACCACGAGCAAGATTGACGCAGCGCTGGCCTACGC